CTACGCCTCCAGAACCCCCATCCGCGACTCCAGGTTTTTTACCTGGACAGACAACTCCTGCACGGCTGTGATGAGCATCGGCACGAAAATGCTGTACTTGACGCTCTTGGTGACCTCCCCGGTGGCGTAGCGCTCCATGATGGGGCGGTCAGGGTCATCCACCATAACCGGCAGCTGCTCCATCACAGGTTGCTGCTCCATCACAGGGACGGGGACCTGCGCCATCACCGTCTCCATTGCCGGAATGTAGGTACCAGGTTCGGGGCCAGCGAGGAATATCAGATTCCCCGCCTCGTCGCGCCGCTGCTGTTGTTGGGGTTGTTCCTCCATGCGGAATACCGGGTTACCGTCCTGGTCTACCCGCTGGATGTCCTGGTAGAGTATGTTGCCTGACTCATCGGTCTGCGGGGTGGGCGGGTGAAACAGAGGAGAGCCGTCGGCTGCAGTCGCTTGTTTCTGCTCGTACTGTTGTACGCCGTCCACGACCAGTTGCCGCTCGGCGTAGTCAGGTGCCTCCTCGACCAGGCCGGGGAATATCTGCTCCAACTCCTGAGCGATCACCCCCAGATGAGTCGCTTCCGGCGACGCTTCGGCAATCAGTGAGTATTTGACTACGCGGACATCGCAGAGTTCATCGAGGTAGCTGCGGGCGGAGGTGATATTCTCCTTCAGTTTAAGATCTGAGATTGCACCGTAGGAGTTGTTAATGTTTTGAGCGTTCCCGTTGCTTAATATCTGGAACTTGCTCGCAACCGTATCACCACACACAAGAAACGCATTCCCCGTGCCGTTGGGGGTGGCGCCTGTATATCTGAGCCACAAACCATACGGATTAGTGCCTCCATGGGCGACGGCTAATGCGTATGTGCCATCCCCCCTGGCCACTATTGTATGGCCGGCTTGTGACGTTGTTGTGTTCACCAGCAGGTGCCCTGCCCTACTGAACCCACCAACCTCTGTCAGCACCCCAGCAACAGTGGTTTTGAACACTAGCCATTGATCAAGTGTGTTAGCAAAACTGTTTTTGAAGTAGATGCCAGCCGGGTAATTCCCAAGGTATTTTGCTACCAGCCCCTCATCTTCAGCAGGGGAAGCTGTTGTGCCTGATGATGCAATTCTCTTGCGCAATTCACCAACTACGGAGGCACCACCACTAACTTGCAGCTTTATACCAGACCCATCGGCAGTGGTGGCACCCAGTAAAAGCTCCCCGCTGACGGTAATCAGAAGTTTTGTACCAGTGCCGTTGCCAACGCTGAAAGCGTCAGTGGTGTAGTCATTAAAGAGGTTCCACTTCAACACCCCAGCCTCATAAAATCCGACCTGGGCGTATTTATCTGTGGTGGCATTGAGCTTTAGCATCAAGTGCTGCCCTGCTACAGCATTAAGTTCTGCGCTGCCTATCGCATTGGTCGTGATGATCTGATTCGCCCCAGGTGTCTGGGAGGCGGTGTAGCCGCCGAGCTTGTCGACGTTCGCGGCGAGGGCCTCAAAGTTCGCGTCCACCTCTTCCGGTTCGAGCTTGCGTAAAACGTTTTTAAAAAGGGTCAGAATGGTGGGCATTTTTGGCTCCTTAAACGACTACCACCAGGCCGATGGTGTCTGATTCGTTGCTGCTGCCGGGGGCAAATTTGCTCTCCAGGACTTGACCGATGGCATTCCCGGAAAAGCCCAGGGTCACCCCGTCGCCGAAATCCAGTTCGGCATCGTAGAGGAAACTCTCGAACTCGTGCAGCCAGTGCCGGACGGGATACCAGCCGAGGTAGAAGCTGAGCAGGTCGCCGGCCATATCCGCGTCCGTCACGAAGTCGAACATGAACAGCTCGGGGCGCTCACGCAGTCCGTAGGTTGTAATGGACCCGGTATCGCTGCCGCTGGAGACCCCCTTGTAGGCCGTTTCTCCTTTTGCCTGGGACCAGTCGCGGTCGTACTTGATGTTGATGCTGTTCAGGATCTCGTCATAGCTCGTTTTGGCCCGGCTGTGGACTCGCTTGCCGGCGCTGATCTGGCAACTGGCAAGGGTCTTTACCGAAGTAAGGGAACTGGTGCGGTAGATCAGAGAGGCGACTCCCCGGGCCAGCCTGAACCAGGCGCGGGACTGGAAAGCGAGGTCGTTCAGCCAGAACAGCGCGCCCTTATATTCGGTGATCGCTCCGTTGTAGCTGTAGCTGGCGGGCCAGTCGCCGACCAACTGGACGGCGCTCGCTGATCCCGCCGCCGCCAGTATCCAGTCATGGACATCGGCCATACTGGTAACGGGTGATACGACATCGCAGAGCACCTGGTCACCTATGAGGGTATTAGCGACAGAATTGCCGCTGAGGGTGACGGCCCCGGAGCGCGTTACCCCGTTGGTCCGGGTCACAGTCCCCGTCCGGGTCACATCCCCGTTAAGGGCTACTGTGCCATCCAGGGTGACGGTGCCGAATTTGGCTACTGTGCCGCCCAGGGTGACCGCGCCGGTCCTGGAGACGGTACCGCCTAGCGCGACAGTTCCCTGCCGGGAAACCCCACCGGTGAGGGTGACAACGCCCGACCTGGAAACCGTACCAGTCAATCCGGTAGTGCCTTCCCTGGTGACGGAGCCAGCTCTTGCGACCGATGATGTGGCTATTTCGGCCGTGGTATCAACCTCGACCTCCCACCAAGCCTCATATAACGATACAGTGCCACTCCCGCCATCGCCGGCTACCTCGATATAGGTAAGGGTATGTCGGAGGTTGTCCCAAGAGGTCAAGGTCAACCAATCGGTATACGCGACGGATTTCGAGGCACTGGCGGGTTTGGTTGTTGCCCCATAGGTTCCGGCCACTCTGATAAAATAATTGAAGTCGCCACTACAAGCATAACTGATGACTCCGCGAATACGTATTGGTGGGGGGCCCTCCTGCAAAACTCCGGTGTGTATCCTGAATTGCCCGGTGCTAGCCGCGATATTCGTTGTAGTGGTGGTGCTGCCGTCCAGAATATTGTCGGGGTTGGTTACAAGGACCTCCGCGGAATAGAAGGTCGGGTCTACTCGGCGGGTATCAGAGGCTCCGTCATGGGTATGGGCTGTCTCGCTGACGGTTATGGCGTCGGAGATGGTTATACCGTCGCTGATGCCGAGGCCGTTGAGTATCGATATGGAGTCCTGCGGGGCAATATTGGAGAGCACCTCTATGGTGTCGGTGACGCCGAGGCTATTAGCAATAACTATGGCGTCGGTCAGTCCCAGGCTGTTGGCTACGGAGATGGTGTCCTCAAGCGAGATTCCGTCCAGCACAGACAGATTGTTGTTGATCAGGATTTGATCGACTATCTCCAGCGCGTCGTTGATGGTGAGACCGTCATTGATCAGGAGGTCAACGCCTTGTGTCGCGGTCAGGTAGCCCGGGGTGGATACGACTGCTTTGCCGGGGTAGGTGGGGTGCTGGTTCCCTCCGCTCCCGAGATAGACGGTGCAGATAGCAGTGATGTCTACGGCGCGATCCCCGAGTTTGCCATATATCTTCGATACTGCCGTGATCGGTATGGCTGAGATGATGTAGTCGAAGGATTCCTTCTGTTCCCAGATCCCGGCGCCCTTCAGGTGCGTAGTGGCAATGGTGAGGTTGTACCCTCTGGTGCAGTTTGTGACCTGAGCGCCGGCGATGGCGTTCACCAGTATTTGTTCGTCGTCAACCTGGAGCACGGCACCGTTTACGATCCCCTCCCCGCTGGTGAGGTCGAAACTCGTGGCAACCGCAGAGATCGATGCGGGCAGACTGGTCAGAGCGCCGGCATTTACCGCGACGGCGGGCAATGACCCCACGGTGCCGAAGGGGATGGGGAGCACCCGCCCTACGTCGTCAGGGTCGGCATAGGGATAGGCTGCGCGGGTTACCAGGGTGCCAATCATGGCGCGCTCGAGGCGGAGGGATTCGTCCTGGAGCGACAAGCGGACGGACGTTTCATTGGGGATCTCAATCTCCTTGATGTATCCCCGGAACATCTCCTGTGGTGCGTCAGCACAGCCATAAAACCACAGGTAGAGAAACGCCGGGGACTCCTCCAGAACGTAGCCAGTAGCAAGGGCTTCCATGTTCGGTGCAGCGTCCGGGTCGATGAACAGATCCAGGGTGAATTCGGAGATCCGGAATTCGTCCAGGGTGCCGCCGATACCCTCCTGCAGTGTGCCCCAGCCTTCGGCCCACTTCAGCGTTGTGATCCCCCAAGGCGCTACGGCAAAGGCGTTGTCACTCACGTAGTACGGGACTCCGCCGGCGAAGAACTTGAAGATCCACACCGGGGAGGCCCCCTGCAGGAGGTTTTTTTGATCAGCGAAAGCTGCCGGGAAGTTTCTCATATCTCTTCCACCAGATTGAATGCCGTGGTGTAGCGGTTGTACCCGAGCTGCCGAATGGTAATCCGGCTGTCAGCCAGTCTCACGACCCGCGAGACCTCGTCTTTGTCGTACCAGGTGAACTTGTTCCTCTGGCCGTGAACGAACGTGAAGAAAAAGCTCTGCTGGCGGATGAAAGCGTCGAAGTCCAGCACGAGGGCCATTTGATGCCGCTTCAATATCAGGCGGCTCTTGTTGTAGATGATCGGACTCCCCGCCGAGTTCCGTTCCATCGTCTGCGGGATCGTCACCTCATATCCAGAATTGGAGCGCAACGGGATCGGGAAGGGCATGGCGACACCGCCAATAACGAACCGATTCCCGGTGATCGCCGCCGGCACACCTGGAGCATTCATCTGGGGATAGTTGATGTCAACCCGGAGGGTCAGTTCTACCCGGTACCGGTCATAGCCGACCTCAGGCATGTTCCCAAGAGCAGCATCGGCAAACCGCACAGGCAGCGCCGGCCCGGCGGTCGGGTTGTAATAGCTGAATTGACCCGCCATGCCGTTCACCCCGGCCTTGTGGAAGGCCTCAAGGCTCGCCTTGTCCGCCCCGGACATCCCCGCCCACGAAAGCTGAATCAGGAGCTCCTGCATGTACGGGTCATAGGCGATGGAATCCGCCCCCGCGCTCTTCGCGGACGCCTGCTCCCAGCTCATGACATAGGTGGGATAGCCAGGAAGACGGGACGGGGCGAAGGTGATCCCGCCCGAGGCGGTGAAGAGCGCCGGGGAACCTACCGGTGACCAGTCTTCGCTGTAGCCATCGGCGTAATCGCCGTATGTGACGAAGCGGTTAACCATCAGGCTATCGCGAAGTCCGTGCAGGCGATGATCAGGATGCCGTCACCGGGGCCGTTGGTATATTGCTCCGAAGTGTTCAGCTCGTTGGTCAAGGACGAAAGGGTTCCGATCAGTTTCGGACGGTCAAGGCAGTCGGTTTTTTTGCAGCAATTGCTGCAGCGCGCATCGATGGTCCAAGCCATAAATTTCTCCTTGTTATGCCGCCCGACGGCGGCGAGCGTATTCGTCCAGTTTGGGAAACAGCTTTCTGCTGAGCGCATCCACCATCGAATCCACATCGACATTCCCGCCGCCCTGCACAATCAGCTGGATCGCGCCGGGGGCGATGGTGAGACCACCACCGGTATTACTGTCTCTTCGCTGTGCCACCACCGCGTTTAATTCACGCTGCAAAAGTACCTCTTTTCCCAGCATGGCCTCGTTACGTCGTTGGAGAGCATAGGAAACACGATTCTGTTCTACAGTCAGGACAGCTTCCCCTTGGTGGAGTTCATACAACCCGGTTTTCGGCACATATTCAGTCCCTTTGGCATACGAGTCCAAAGCATAAGAGCTGGGGGCATCCAGCGACACGGCCCCAGGGATCGAATTAACATAGGTCACACGGGTCCCATTCTGCATAGAAGAATTGACAAGCCCCTCTAATGCTTTCCGCACCGTCTCCAATCCCGGAGTCACTTGGTCGTCCAGGGTGAGGGTCACCACGCGAGACAAGGAGAGTATCTTGCCGTCTAGCTGGACGATCTTCTGCTCTAGTTGAGTCATCGCCTCTTCGGCACGGGTCATCTCTTGTGCGAGAATTTGGGCGGCTGTCTTCGAGGTCTCCAGTTGAGCCTGCTTTGCCGCCTCGGCTTCACTCTGCCACTCCTGCGCGCGGGTTGCGATCTTCTCATAGACTTCCTGACGACTGATCAGGACATCGTCCCCTTCAGTCACTTCCTCGGGGAGAGCCTTAAGGAGTTCGATGGACTTCTTGATGGCTTCTATGCGCTTGTCGCCGGTGAGCTCCATCGCTGCAGCCTGGCTCGCGTCGGCAGCCTCCAGCTTCTGGAAAAACTGAAGAAAAGGATCGGCCTCGGGTGCCTTCGGGAAAAACTTCTCCTGCAGTGCCTTTTGGGTCTCCTTGCCGAAGTCCTGCAGAGCAAGCAGTTCATCCTGCTTTTTCTTGATGTCCTCCATGGCCTGAGAGTGCATAGACTTCAGCTTGCCAAGGTAGTCATTCCACCCCTTAAGAGATGCCTCGGCCTGGCTCTTTTCAACCTGGAGTATCTGAGTCTGCTGCTCCATCTGAGCTTTCTTTTCTGCGCCGATGTCTTTCAGCACCTTCGCGATACTCTCCTGCGCGGTCAACTGGTGCTGATACACCGAGTCAACAACGCCCAGATAGTTCTTCAAGGGCGCGGCGAGGTTGGTGGCAAGAGTCCGGTTCTTCTTGAAGTATTCCTCTTGCCGCTGCAGGTCCCTACTGAACCCGTTTTCAGCTACCTTCATCTGCTCCTTGCCGAGATTGCTGAGGGACTTGGCGTAGCTGTCAATGGCTCCGACCGCCGCCTTCATCACATCTTTGCGTTTTTGCTCTGCATCAGCTGCCGCCCTGGCGGACTCCTCCATCTGTTTGGTCTTACCGTTCAGCGGGTCTACCTTGCCGGTGACCAGGTCCATCGCGGTGCCGAGGTCCCCCATGCCGTCCTTTGCAAGATCCCTTGCGGCGCCAAAAGCTCCCTCGGCGTTAGCCTTCCACTCGGCAACGGCTGCGGATTGGCCGGTCAGCCAGGCTATCCCCTGCACCACCTTGAAAATGCCGCCAGCCAGATAGAGCGCCCCCGAAGCAGCAAGGTTCATCACCCCTTGCACGGCGCTGAGGGCTGCCAGCAGGCCGACGCCTACGATCTCTTTCAGGTTCTTCATGCGCGCTTCGAAGCGCTGCATCTTCTCGGCGGTGGTCATACCGGTGTCACCGACACGCTTGATCATGTCGTTACCAGCTGCGAGTGTGGCGTTCATGAACGCCTGTTTCTTCTCGGCATCGGTCAACTGTTCGGAGGATTTACCCACACTGGCAGCGTACTCCTTGTACGCTTTCTCTGCAGAAACAACGATGCCCAAGTTGTCCAATATTTCACGGGACCCACGAGCAACACCCAGTGCAATATCCTCAAAAGACTTACTGACAGTCTCACCAGTAATACGGGACGAAGCACGGGCAATCTCCATCAGACGTGAAAGCTCGTTCGCGGGAATGCTCATAAGCATGGCGGTCCCAGCCTTCTCAATCAGGTCCTGAGTGGCGACCGTCTCGCCGGACGCTCTTTTAAGATCGGATATGATACTGCCGGCGAGAGCACCATGAGAGGCAGCAAGATTTTCGAAGCCGGCCCGTTGCTGCAGACCAATGGCCGCATCCTTGGCAAGGTTCCACGCCTGGGTAATGCCGGCCCAAGCGGCAACTGTCGCGGCGGAAATGGCAATCCAGTTCTGCTTGAACTTCTCCATCAGCGTCATACGCTTGCCGAACATCTCCTCATCGATCTGGAGCAGCTTCTCCGCACGGGACCTTTCAACCCGGGCCAACTCTTCCGCAGTAGCCACCCCGGAATTCTGAATACTCTCATAAGCCTTGTTGATTCTGTCTCTCTGCTGTTCGAAGGCCATGGAGGATTTGGTACCCAAGGTTTCGAATGCACGGGAGAGGCGGTCGCTGACCTGCTCCCCTTTGCGCGCCAGTTTTTCGACTTCGCGGTCGGCGGCGTCAGCGCTTGCTGATATGATAAATTTAAGATCCTTCATCCGGTACCTCTTGCATCCGTTCCTTCAGGGTATCCTCGATCACGGCTATCAGCTCAAGATCATCCAGGTCCGCGCTGTACATCTCCAAAACCCTGCCTCCAATGCCCAGTTGCGACAGGCGGACCAGCTTGTCACGGATTTCCAAGGCTCGGGCTCCCCGTTCAGACAGAGGCGGGATTTTGCACCCCACCTCCATCTCGCAGTCCGGTACTATGCCGTCAAGGGCTTGAGCCTCCCGGCAGTCGTCGCAATTTACTCCGGGGTAATCTCCCCTTGCGACGAGCCACCTTTCAAGTTTTTTCTTTCGGCATCCTTTCCCGCGGCGACGAGGGCCTCGAGGTCGACGCAGAGGTCACCGACGAATTTAGCGAACACTGACCAGTTGGCCATGAGCGTCTTGATGTTGGCGGGCGTACAGGGAAACCCTTCGTCCCCGTTCTTGAACCCTTCCCAGTCGTCGACGGCTACCTCCCCGAGGCCCTCGTCCCATTTCAACTTGTCAACCTCTTCGGACTTCTGATGCGTCTTAGGATCGAAAGAAGCAATAGTCGCCTTTTTGGCGACCTCACGCAGAATCCCGCGCGGCACATAGTTGATCTTCACCCGGCAGCCGTCAACGAAGGGGACCCAGACCGAAAACTTGTTGCCGGTGACAACCGCCGAGAGATCAAAACCTGCAGCTGCTGTATTACTCATGAAACTTCTCCTTATGCCAGCAGGTTGCTGGCGATCTTGTTGGTGAGAAGGATCCAGCAGGGGTCGGTGATCCCGGCCATACCCGCCGGTGCCGCTGTAGCACCCAGGACCTCGTAATCCCGCACGTTGTCCAGAAGCCCCTGCTTATGGGCGTTGCTGTTTTTCTTCGGCTTCAGATGCGGCATCTGGAGCTTGATCATGTAGGGAATCGCGCCCTCGATGATGGGGCCGGTGCAGATGATCTCCATCTTCTTGCTGGTATTTCTCCTGATGTCGGTACGTCCACCGGCATTGGCGAGGCGCGGGTAGGTGATGCTCAGGGTGGCACTGGGCTGGCCGTCATTGCTCGGTTCGTCGATCAGGTCGCGAGGCGCTCCGCCGTCTGCTGCGGAGGAAACGTAGGAGCCGTAGACGCCGGTAAGCTTGCGCTCCAGGGTAAGGACCACTTTGGACGGCCCGACCTTATCGCCGACAGCCAGCGCAATGGCGGACTGGTCGTTGATGCGGAACTCGGTCTGCCCCATGTAAGAGCGGTTGGCGGTCTCAAGCGTGGTGACCGCGGCAAAGGTCCCCATGGTATTGACGGCCGAGTTCTCGACCAGGTCGACGCCGGGGCCGGAGAAGGCGATCTGGGTCGGCTTGCCGGTCTCCCATGTCAACACGATCTTGGCAATCTTCCAGGAGGGGATTTCCTCCACGAAGCCGGTACCCAACTTGGAAGCCAGCGTGAAGAAGATACCGTCGACGGTTTTGGCGAACTTGAGCGTGTGATCGTAGCTCACCACACCGGCCGCGTGGAGTGCCGGCGCACCGGCGGTCCCCATGAACCCCGCCAGCAACCCGAGCAGCACCTGGTCGTTGTAGCGCAGGTATGCCGGGAGCGAAGGCTCCAGTTTGGTTTCGCCAGGGGAAGCATCGGTAGCGAAGAACTGCCCGAGGGAATCGTCGACCACCAGAGCGTTGTCAGGGTCCGCTGTGAGCGGCAGGCCGAGGAACCCGTTGCCGACTCCACAGACTACGGACTCGTTCCAGGTCAAGCCTCGCTTTGCTGCATAGACTATTTCAGCACCAGTGATCCCCATTAGTCGGCACCCCCTTCGGTGTTGGTTACGGACTTAGCAGCGGTCGCCCGCTTGCCATCCACGAGGTCAAAGAGTTCCGCAGAGAAAGCATTCTCTTCGATGGTGTGATGCTCCCCCTTGCGCAGGTACTGGCCCGACGCGGGGTGATAGCCAAAGTCGCCCTTGGCGATGACGTTGACGGTTTTAGGCGGCATGTCGATCTCCTTTACTTGGTTGTCGCCTTGAGGGGATCGGACCCCTCTGGCGGTTTCACGGTTTCGTTGTAAAGCCGGATGGTTTCTCTGCTCACCTCAAGGGCTGAGCGGTACAGTTCCAGGTTAATCAGCACGTCGCGCCGCCCCCGATCAGTGAGGCAGTATTCCGCCAACGGGCTGTCCGGGCGGTAGAGGTCCACCCGGTGCAGGGCCGGTTGCGGCTCGATCGGGAGCAGCGGATGAATACACGGCTTGCAGCACCCCGCCGGCAACAAAAGGCAGAGGGCCAGAATCAACAAATTGGGGCTTCGGCTGGGATTCGATGCGTGAGACATTGACACTGCTCCTTATCTTGATCCGGCTGATCGCATCGGTGACCTTCTGGGTTAACTCCTGCACCGCGGCAGCGCCCTGCAGCTGGACAGTGAGGACCACGTTTTCCTGTCTGAGTCTGTCGCGCTCGGTAAAGACATGTCTTACATAGATCGCAGCGGCAATAACTAGACACAAAGCCACCCCCATCAGGATTTCCCGCCAATACCGAAGAGCAAGCGCCAGGTACATCACACCAACCCTCTGTATTTGCCGGCCCGTTTGAAGATCACGGCAGGGTACTCGTTGACGGCGGCGTAGAGCGGCCTGCCATAGAGCAGGACGGTTTCCCCCTTGCCATAAGCCAGAGCCAACCCACCATCCCAGCGGTTAGAGGGGAGGCCTTTCAGCCTGGCGTTTTTGAGACGCTGCAGCCACCGCCCCGGGCCGGCGTTGTAGCAGACCAGCGCACACTTCCAGCCTTCGCCGTCGTCTGCCGAATACGGCCTCACCCGCTCGAAGTTCGCCCGATCCTGCAGCGCGAGGAACGTCATCTGATACCTGACGTTATATGGGTCCCGTTGCCAGTCCCACGACTGCAATGCCCGGTACCTAACCGCGTCCCGGTAAATATTGAAACGTTCCCGGCCATCCGATCTGTAAGCGATGGTCATCTGGACCAGACCACGACCGAGTTCACGGGAGGTGCGGAGGGTTGCTTTTTCCTTCCAACCGCTCTCCTGTTCAATCTGTCCAGCCGGAATGTGGCGCAACGGCGCCGCCGGCCACGCCTTGTCGAGGGACTGCGACAAGAGCGGCAGGTAAGGACGTGCATTATCCAAGCTTCCCGCGTGCGCAGCTGGAACCGTAAAGAACAGAATGGCGATCAAGAGCGCTATCACTGCAAGGAACACCAGAGCCGAGGCCACAGGGTTCGGCTTGCGGGCTCCTCCGCCGGACATATCATCCGAGTCCACGTCCCCCAGGATGGCGTTCTCTATTGCCTTATCGATGTCGAGCGTGGGGAAAATGCCCCAGCGGGTACGGCAGTCTAGAATGAAGTCACACACCAGCAAGACCAATCCTACAGCCGCAAGATTGTCAATGATCAACGCCGTCTGTGCCAGCGCTCCCCCGTAAATGGGAGCCAGCCATTTTGACAGCGGCCCCATGACCACCAGTGCCGAGACAATCAGGGTCCAAAGCACCCACGTTTTCTTCAAGTAGTTCAGCATTGCGTCCTCCTTAGTCAGTTTTCGTCTCCGCAGTCGGAGTTCTTACCCTTGCAAAAGCCCTTGAGCTCTTTCAGTTCCGTGCCGAGCGTTTCCAGTCTCCGGAATATTCCCCGCTGATTGCGCCATATCTCCCCGAAGATCCCCAGGGCGACAAGCCCCAGCACCTTCACCAAGGTGGACTTGTCGACGGCAACAACCAAGTCATCGGCACCCTGAGCGTTGTCAAAACCCACGATCACACTTGCCGCCATAACGACCAGTACAATGAAAACCACTTTACGCACCGCCGAAAACCTCATTACATTTGCCCCCACTCGGTCACGAAGAAAACGGTGAATTGGACGGCCACATAGCTCCAGTAGCCTTCCGATCCGGACTTGACTTCAGCTTTCGAGCCGTAGTCCTGGACCAGTTCAGCCAGCCCACCGAACATGCCGGCAGCGGTCACGGCCTTGCGAAGATCCTCCTTAAGCGCCTGCCCGTTCGTGCCCCGCTCATCGTCCTGGATGAATGCTTCAATCCTGATCGGGAGGAAGTTGTTCTGTTCCCCAAGAGAAGGGGCCGGGTCCCCTTCAAAACCGCTCTGCAGCTCCCCGGGGAAATATATGATGCACGGCCAGATGGCGGACTCCGGCTGTGTCTCGTATTCAAGGTTCTTGTAGACGTTCGTGCCCGCGTCGGTCTGATAGCCGTTCGCAACGAGCACCGTTTCTAAGATGGCTTCAAGCGCCGCCAATATTCCAAGTTCCGCACTCATGATCAGGCCCTTGTGAGCTGTAGTTTTTTGAAACCGGACCCGTCGTCAAGCGCCGGGCCGCGCTGTAGGTACTGCATATTGTTGTAGGTGAAGGTGTATTTCTTCGACTTGTCGAGACCCACAAAAACATCCGGGTCAATTTGCATGGTCAGCACGGAGGAACCGATCTCCGCTTCGTTGGGAGAGGAAACGATCTCCTCGTAGCGGAAGATGCCCTTGATGGTGTCGACGGGTACGCCGTTGAGCTTGACCGGCACATCGTCTCCAAATGCCTCCAGGAATGCGGAACGATCCTCCGTGCTGAACATACAAAAACCTCCTGTTCTAATCCAGGTTAATGGCTACTTCTTTTCGTCCCCACCCTTTGCCTGCTTGGCCTGTTTCTGCCGTTCCGCCTTGAGCGACGCATCGCAGGATTCCGCACGGACTCCTGCGATCAGGAAACGCGCGTCGTCTTCGCTGATGTCCCGTTGCTTCCCGACGATCAGCACGGTCCCGGGGAAAACGTCCTTGGAACCGCCTTCGCCCAGGGCGATGACCGTCGCCTTCTTGATGTCGACTGCCTCTATTCTCTCTGCCATTGCTCACCCCTCCGAGATTTGAGTTATGCGGGGAGGAGGCCCTCCCCGCTTCGTTGTTATGCCGTCTTGCCGTCCTTGATGGCTGCGAATGCCGCCGCCCTCAAGACCAGGACATCGGCAAGGAGGTTCGAGGTGATCTCGACAAGCCCCTGCTTCTTGAGCCGGTACGGATCGGCGATGATCTCCAGCGCGCCGTACTCGCCGATGACCACCTCGTTAAAGTTGCCGAAGATGATCGCCGAGCAGACGGCCCCGGAGAGCCCCTTTTCCAGGTTGTTCGGGACCTGCGTGGTGGCACCGGCCCTGTAACCGTTCATCTCGCCGAACTCGCCGGAGCCCTTTTCCCAGATGAAGCTGCTGCCGGCGGCAGCGGCCTTGAGCACGGTCTTCAACTTGCCGCGCATATCCGGCGTGGTGAGGTAGCCCAAGGAACCGTAATCGGCGTTATCCACTGAAACATCGGTTTCCAGGCCGACGATGTTGCCCCAGGTCGGCACCGCACCATCGACACCGCATTCCACCAGGCCGACGCCGCTCGTGCTGAGGATGCCGCGCGGCTGGTTGCCCGCTCCGGTCCCCTGAATCGCCGCCTTGTCGAGGCCGAGCGCGCCGACCAGTGCCAGGCGGTTACGGAAGAACGCCTCCGCTGACAGGGCGGTCTGCTGCAGGAACATCCTCGAGTAGGTCAGGGTGGAACCTGCTTGTTTCGGGGTGAGCGCGATCTGACCGAAGTAGTTGGAAAGATCGGTCTCGCCAATGTCATCCCCGCCGTTCTCAGCGAACCACTGGAGCGCGGGAAGCGCCAGCTCCTTGGGGAACGGGATGTTACCGGAGAGCCCCGACATGGTCTGCGCACCCATCTTCCTGAGCAGCATCTTGCCGTAGAGCGCTTCGATGATCGGCTGCAGTTCGGTCGGCACCGTGTATCCGCCCGCGCCACTCGTCCCGGCTACAGCGGCCCCGGCCACCGGAGCGCGCATTCCCTGGACGCCAGAACGGAGCGAAGTCGGCACGAAAAAGCCCTGCGAGGAGCGCCCGAGCTTGCGGGCGATCTCCTGCGAGACTTCCATCTCGAAACCGGCCTCCCCTTCGCCGAGGGAGGACATGACCCCGCGCAGCACGGAGTACTGCGCCGCCTCGCGCTCGTTGAGCACCACGTCCGCAGCCGAGGGGAGCGTGTTCTCCAGGTTCGGCGAGACGGTGCGGAGGACGGCCACGGAGAAATCCTCCACGCTGCCCCCCTCGTTGATGAACTTGCGGGACAGGTCGTCCAGATCCTTCCCCGCCTTCAGCTTGGTGCGCATGGTGTCGGTCAGGGTCTGGATCTCCTGGATCCTTTTCCTTTCCTTCGTCCTCACGTCCTCCGCCTTTTCTCCCACCGCAGCTCCGCCGCCCGTAGGCGTATGGGAGCGCCCGTCGCAGTCCGGGCACTTGCCGTCAACCAGATCTTTGCCGCACTTTGTGCATTTCATCTCTTCACTTCCTCCTTTTCCCCTCTCGTGATTGTTGCCATCGCCGCCTTCCGACTCGTATTGATAAATCTCGATTTCCCGCGGCTCATAATTGCGGGAGCGCCCAACCCCCACCGTTATGTCAGCGGGCATGGAAACGATGGAGATCTCCAACGGTTCCCAGTCCACCGCGCGGAGCACGTCATGTGCGCCGTTCTTGCCCTCCTCCTCCAGGATGTAGCGATAGACGTCATAGGCGAAGGAAACGTTCTGCCTGATGCCGTCCTGCACGTCCTGGAAAACCTCATCCCCCCGAGCCGACTGGCTGAAGCGAACCAAAGCCCGCCCCTTGCGGGTCTTTTCATCGATCCAGGCCCGCTCCACCACGCCGACCTGATCGCCTTTGTGGTCAACCAGCACCGGACCACCCGTGTTGATCCGGCCCAGGCGCACTTCATTCTCATTGTGGCCCAGCACTTCGATACCGAACCAGCGCACAACGTCCCGCGTCTCAGACGAAAACGACAGCTCGACCGTACGGGCTTCGGTATCGACGCTGGAGCGGTCGAAGCGGAAGGTCCTCTCCTGCGGTCCCTGCGTCTTTACCGTCTTAGCCAGTTTTCTAAGCTTGAGTGACAAGAGATCCTCCTTTTGATTCAACGCCCAATTTGACGCCGTAGGTCTGTTCCAACTGCAATTCCTGTTTCTTGTCCTGGTAGAGTTCCTCCGGATCGCCGCCCTTCTCCGTGATGATCGCCGTTGCCGTGGTGAGCCCTGCGTCCTTCTCCTTAATCTTGGCCGTCACGTCCTTCAGCGGATCGATCCAGTCCCAGCGCCGCGGCTTCCAGGACTGCGAGTCGTCGTCCAGGAAGCGCGACATATCCAGCGGAGAAACATTGCAGTTGCCGGTCAGAACGGAGAACGGGAACCAGTCCGGGAAAAGTGGCTCAAGCAGATCGCTCACCAGCCACTCCTGAAACACCTTGAAGAGGTCCCGGTCCTCCAGGGTACCGCCGCGCTGTGAACCGTAGTTGGCATCGGAGCGGTCATTGGCAAAGGAGTGGTAGCTCATCAGGAAACCCGAAGCCGTGGCGCGGAGCATGCGGGCCATGAAGGGGTCGTAGTTCCCCGCGGGGTGCTGCGGGTCCCACGGCTTGAACTTGTAGCCGGGAGGAAGCTTTTCGATGGTGAACGGGTCGAACTCGGCAAGAAGCTCCTCTTCGTCCGCCGCCTCATCACCGTCGTACTCGGGTTCATCGGGCTCCGCGTTGGGGTCGATCTCGTAGAAACCCATCTTGGCAGCGGCCCCGTAGGCGGCGGAGATCTCCGCTTCCTCATAACGGTCGATCTTGCGCAGCCGGGCCATTGCGGCGTGTCCCCAGGGGAAGCCCCGCGACTGCCGGACGAACTCCGGGCAAAACAGGTGGATGATTTCATCCGCCGGCACGCGCTCCCACCCGTAGCCGCCGTGATAGCTGCCGGTCGAGTAAACGTCGTAGGGGTTGTGCTTCAGGAACCAGTAGGCGACGGGCGCATCCCAGGAATTGAACTCCACCCCCATCCTGACCACGTTGCCGTTGGGGAGGATGGTGTTGTAGTCCATGTCGCACATGTCCGGGTCTATCAGCTGCAGGGCGAAGCGGAAGCCGTTGTCGAAGTTGCGGACCTTGCGGATGAAGATTTCACCGTCGCGCGCAACCGTCTCCAACGCGAGATGGAGCAGGCGAACGAAAGAGAGCTTCCCGGTTACATCGCAGTTCCCCTTTTTGCACCACTTGCGCCAGGCCTTTTCCACCTTGGCATTGCCGACCGTGTCGAGCCGGCCCGCAAGGTCCAGGGCCTTGGACTGCAGCTTGATCCCGACGTGCCCTACGACGTTCGCCTTGAGCAGCGCATAGAACTTCTTGGCGTACTCGTTATTGCAGAACTGCTCCCTGGAGCGGTTGCGCATCTTGCGCAGCCCGATGCGGCAGAAATTATCGATGTTGCCGCCGAAGGGGTTCCAGGACTCCTGCAGGCGGTCCGTAGCGCCCCCCTTGAACATCCTGGACTGCTGCCGCTTGATCACCACGTGCCTGACCACCGGCGCGAGGCTACGCGACATCTCGGGACCCTGTATTGACGGCAGCTTTGTTGCGAATAAGCCTCTGAACATATCCCCCGCCTACATCCTGAACCTGATGATACGGCCGGTTTTACGACCGCTTCTCTTCAGCTGCTGTTGCTTCTCTTTGCGGAACTCGTTGCGGTAGTGCTGCCGGAGATTGAGGAGTTCCGCGACGGTCATCTTTGTCAGTCGCTTCCCGTCGAACTGCAGCTCCTGATCCCCTTTCGCCGCGCGCCCTTCAATGACGCGCTCGATTGCAGCAAGCACCCGCTCCGCATGCGAGCTGCCGTCGTAATTGGCACCGGCTGCAACCAGGTCCGGCTTTATAACGGTCCGGCCCGTTGTAATGGTTTCACGGGTGCCGTCAGCATTCTGGACATAGCGCGCCCAGGAATAGGAGCCGGGGGCGAAGTCTTTGCTTGTGTTACCGGGGACATCAATGAGGTGAGATTGACCGTCAGGCGTGGATGCCAGGTCAATCACAGAGGGACCGCGAAACGCATATTTCAGCGTCCAGCCGTCAGCGGGGAGGTATTCAGGAAGGTAAAGCTCCCATGTCACCCGGTCCCCGGCTGTTATTTCCAGCGGTTCCAGTTTCATGGGAAGGGATAATTACAGAGGAGAGTTTTTCTATAAAGGTAGCAAACCTAAGCAAACCTAACCAAACCGACTAAAAATTTCTAATAATGCATTATTTCACGCCCATTTCTCTGGATGTATGACCCCATCTCTAAGCAACAGCCAAATGGACTCTCCAATAATGCGTGTCCCATTTCTCCCAGGACGGCCATTAGGGTTGTGAGCTTGCAAAGTCCCATCAGCAAGTCGGGCATAGACACAATCACGCCCACATTCAAGGATGAGCATCGTCTCTTTAAAAGTGAAAAACTTTTTCTCACCGTATCTTGCCCTGATCTTCTCAACCCACTCCGGATACTCCGTCGCCATGTGCCCCCCTAGCCCTTTATGCGAGATGCAAATCCAGTTTTCCGCTTCTTGACTATCTTCTTGCGTTTTCGTGCCAGAGGAGCTGAAGCGGCAAGCACATCATCCACCTTCTCTTCCGCTGCAGCGCGCTCTTCATCCGGAAGGGTCTCCACTATCTCCCGTGCCTTGTCCCGGACCTTCTGGATCAGCACCACGCGGGGATCTTCCTGGAGTTCCTCCGCCTGCGCGCGAAGATCGGCGGCGAGCTTGTCCAGGTTCGGGTTCAGGATCTCGAGCACGGCCAAGTTGTACACCTTCAGGTCGAGGCCCTCGTTGCGGACGTAACCCTTCCGAAGCTCATAGACCTTGACCATGCGCCCGCCTGAATCCTTTTTCCACCGGGGAGCCTCGGAACACAGCTGCCGGAAGAACTCGAAGCCGTAGACTCCGGGGAAGTGCTGATAGCGCGGGCCGGGCATATCGACAGAGAGCCACCCAAAGATAGAATCCTTCGCGGCCTCGGTCCCCACGGTGTAAAGCGGGACCTTCGCCTTGTTCTTGGTGGAGGGCTTGTTCTTGATCGGCTTCCCGGGCACGTGCGAACCCTTGAGGGCGTAGACCCGCCGGCGCTTCCATTTCTTGCAGAACGCATAGGCCTCGCTGGTATGGTGTCCGCCGGTGTCGACGCCCATCGCCGTGACACGGAGCGCGATGCCTGATTCATGGAGCCAGGTGCGCTCAAGGTAGCTCTCCAGCTCCTTCCAGGTTGCATCCAATGAGGGGGAGCCGGAAATGACGTGATATTCGATACCCCAGTTTTCTCGCCCCGGGCCCCAAGCCTCTATCTCCAATTCGAGGCGATTGCCCTGGACGTCGACGGACGCCGTGAGGAGACAGGCCCCCATGGGTATCTTCCATAAAGCGCCCTTCGGCGCGTACTCTTCGCGCCTGTCATAGAGCGACTTCTCGTTGGTTATTTCCCCCTCGGGGTCCGCCGGGATAGGCAACGCGCAATCGTCGCACCAGAACTTCTCCTGATTCTCCCCGGTAGGGTCCTGCTGCATCCGAAGATAGTCGGCAACGATGCTGTGGAAACTGACAAAGCGGCTATAGAACGCCGGCAGATGTATCCCCACCTTCTCAGGGTACTCCGGCAGCTCCGCCGCTTCCTCACAACCACATCGCGGGCATACCCCGTCGATCAGCTGCGCGTCATAGCAGACGGCACAGAAGCGGCGAGGTTTCAGACGCCCCTGCTGCGCGGCGAAGTTCCTAAGGCTCTCATCCCAGCGACCGGCGCAAGCCTCGCACTCATACCAGGCATCCTTCGTCGTCTCGATCCGCTTCGGATCGGTTACGCCGTCGGTCCACCGGAACTGACCGAAGTGCATGGTCTGTTCATGGCCGCAATGGGGGCACGGCACGTGGAAGTCGAAAATGATGTGGCAGGAGTTGAGGTCCTCCCAGATCGGCCCCTCTTCGGTCGAGGGCTTGGAGACCTCGAGGAGCTTGTACTCAAAGCTGAAGGTCCTGAAGCGAGCCCGCGCCAGGTTGATCGCCCGCCGCCCGACAAGGTCCGCCTCATCGATCTTCACGTGTTTAACCGGTGTCGACGCCAGGATAGCATCCGAGCCCGCCCACCCCATGTAGATGAACACGCCGTTGTTCAGCTTGATGCGAGTCGTGGTCATGTCATCGGGGTTCTTCGATTTGAGCGCACGGAGCGGCGCGCAGTCATCGAACATCGGCTGTATGCGGTCCAGCGAGACACGCTGCACCGTGTCCTTCGAGGGCATAACGAAGAGCGTCGGGCCGGGATCATAGTCCGCGTCATAACCAAGCGTGTTGTACTCAAACTCCGTCTTCCCGAGCTGAGAGCCCGCCGCAATGACCATCTCCCTCACCCACGGCAGGGAGTAGATCTCCATCGCTTCCTTGAAATAAGGCGCGTTCGCGTGGCGCCAAACTCCCGGGATTGAGCTCACCTGGAGGATGCGGTTTAACTCCGCCCACTGAGCGCAGTCCATCCGCTCCCGCTGCTTAAAGATGCGCAGTTCCCCAGGGGAAAAGACGAAATCCTGCAGGGGAGGTTCCGGAAGGTAGCTTGATTCAAGTTTTTCGGCGAGGTTGCTCATGCACGACCTGTATTATCGATGGTTGAACCGACTCCGTTACGGGTATCCTCTCACATAGCTTGGACTGTAGTAGTGCGGACTATGTTTGGCGAGAGGGCTGCTGTCGTACAGGCGTTCTCGCCGGCACTTGACTTCCGGCCACTCTTTATGACGTCTGCCATAGGCAGCCCAGTAACCACGGATAGCCCGCCACTTTGCCTTAGCTGCCGTGGCCGCAAAGACTATGGTAATGAAGCCATTGACCTCGACTTCAAATGCAAGAAGCTTCTCACTCATGGACGCACCGCCTCTGCGTTGCATTCTCGGCACTTCAGGCACTGGCAGTCATCGTCGTGCAGGTAGTCTTCCGGATTTTTCGGCACGTCGCAGAAAGATACCTTCGGACATACCGCACACACACTTTCGTTATAGAGAGGTCCTGTCTCGCAGGCACAGTCGGGGTCGCTTGACTCATCATCAAGTCCAGCGCACTGGAAACAGCAGCAGTCCGTATGATCGTATTCTTGCATTTACTTCTCCCGCTACTTATAGTTTTTTATAAAAATTCATTGCTCATTAGAGACGAGTGATTTAATGTGACCAGCGGCAACCGGCAGCCCACCGTAGGGGGAATAATGTCAACACCGAAAGCACCGTACTACTACAGAAACGATAGCGATACTTATCACTGGGAGACCTCCTGCTCGAAGAATAACTACCCCGCTTCAGGGTGGGTAAAGACCAACGACAAACCTGCTTACAAGGAACAATGCAACGAGTGTAAATCGAAATAAGCTCTAACTGCTGCCGGTTGCCTCCGGAAATGTAACAGTTGGAATACCCTCAATGCCAACTTCCTTTGCCGCTTTGCAGAAACATTCAAAACAGAGAGTATTCCCCTTGGGAATAGCTATTTCGACCCTTGCCCAAATTTCATCATTTACGTTGAAGTCCCTTACTTTGCACCCGCAATGCTTACAGAAAGACTCCACCGGGAGAGAGAACCCTAAAGCCATATATTTAAAGCGGATTCGCAATTTGTAGAACTGTGCTTTCAT